ATTTATTTACACTAACACTCGCATCATTCCCATTCTCCATCACATCAGATATGTACTCCAATATCACAGACTGACCATACATGTCTGAGTTAAAGTTAATCACACCACTCTTCGCATCAATAAAGAGAACGCCCGTGTTTCAGGTACTGACTATGCAGATGTTAGAAAAGCTTTAGAGGAAGCAATTGAATTATTTGCTACGACATCTACTCTTACTCAGGCAGCCATAGCTTCAAATAGATATCTTCTTCCATCGGTAACTACGACTGGATCTGATTACTTCATGATCAGTAAAATTCTTTGTTATGATGGGTCTGGTGCAACTAGAGTATTCAAGGGCGAAGCAGATAAGGTAACTCATGGTAAGATTACAATGCTCATTAACTCTAACTTGACTGCTCCTACTGAAACATACCCAGCGTATACTCAAGAAGGGAGTATACTAACGGTATATCCTGCTACTATAAATCTAGCGAATGAGGTGGATGCTGTTTACTTTAGGTATCCAAAGGATCCGAAGTGGACATTCACTACACTAACTAATGGTGAGCCTGTGTTCAATCAATCTCCTGGTTTAGGATACCAAGACTTTGAGCTACCGATAGAGGATGAAATAAAATTAGTTACAAAAATTCTTCAGTATGCCGGTATGTCTATACGTGAGATTGAGGCAGTTCAATTTGGTGGGGCTGAGGAACAAAAACAATCACAATAATCATGGCATACATCACTCAAGAAAAGTACTACGAAAATAACGGAGTAGCTCCTGTAGATTCAAACTGGGGATCATATCAGTATGTTAGCTTACAGGATATTGTCAACAACTTCTTGTTGATGTACTCTGGCAACCACTCATTGATTAATAATGAGGAGCGATATAAAATTCTGTTTCATGCCAAGAGAGCGATACAAGAACTAAACTATGATGCGTTTAAGCAAGTAAAAGTTCTTGAGCTAACTGTCAATGATTCACTTAAGTATATTCTACCATCTGACTATGTCAACTGGGTTAGAGTGAACCTGTATAAGGATGGTTACTTGAGACCACTTACTGAGAACATTCAAGCACTTTCTTCCTTGGCTTACCTTCAGGACCATACTGGTAATATATTGTTTGACAATCAAGGTAATGCCTTGTCTCCTGAGAACTCTGAGATTGACTTACAGAGGTTAGAGGGTATCAAGAAAAGTATTTACTTGAATCCTCAGAGCCCATACGATGGTCAAGAAGGATGGAACATGGATGGCAACTGGTACTTTGACTATGGGATTGGAGCAAGGTATGGATTGAATACTGAGACTGCTAACTTCAACCCTACATTTAATATTGATGCCAAGAGTGGTGTGATTAACTTCAACTCAGACATGTATGGCCAATCAGTGATATTAGAGTACATATCTGATGGGATGGAGAATGGGAATGATGCGAGTGTTAGTGTAAATAAATTGTTTGAAAAATTTATTTATGCGTACATTACGTATGAAATCTTAAACTCAAAGCTTGGTGTGCAGGAGTACATTGTAAACCGTGCAAGAAAAGAGAAGACTGCTCTGCTTAGAAATTCTAAAATAAGATTGAGCAACATTCACCCAGGAAGACTATTAATGAATCTACGTGGCATGGACAAGTGGTTGAAATAATATGACTAACATCACAAGAAATTTCATAGCTGGGAGAATGAATAAGGTCGTTGATGAACGACTCATTCCTGATGGGGAGTATATCGATGCGCTCAATGTTCGCATGGGTTCTACTGAAAACTCTGAGATAGGTGTCATTGAAAACACTAAGGGAAATAGCAAGTTAACCACGCTAAAATATATTAACGGAACTGTACTTAGTGCATCAGCTAGATGCATAGGTACAATTACTGATAGCAGTAATGAGAATATCTATTGGTTTATCCATGACTCTAACTTTGGTGTTGGAGCTACGGGTAAGCTTGATATGATTGTGTCATTCAACGTGTACAACAACATATTAACCTACCACGTTATTAGCATCAACGATGGTGGAGGGGATAATACTACTTTAAACTTCAATCCTGGATATCTAATTACAGGTGTTAATATTATTGACAACCTATTATTTTTTACGGACGATTATAATCCTCCTAGGGTAATTAACTTAGACAAGAACTATTCTGATCCTGTTGGTAACATAGACCAGTTTAGTGCTGAGTCCATACTTGTTATAAAGAAGCCACCAGTATCATCTCCTGAAGTAGTGCTTATAAATACTGGGGATCAAGAGAACTTTATGGAGAGCAGGTTCATTTGCTTTGCTTACCGATATCAGTATGAGGATGGAGAGTACTCAGCTACATCTCAGTGGTCTGCCCCTGCGTTTCAGCCTAAGCCATTTAGCTTTAGCATTAACAGCTACTTGAACGATGGTATGCAGAACGAGTTTAACACTGCAATTGTAACCTACAATACTGGCGGTCCACTTGTTAAGGGCATTGACTTGCTATTTAAGGAGACCACAAGCAATGTAATTAAGGTCATTGAAAAGTTAGATAAGGCTGTCCTTGGTCTATCCGACAATACAGACTATACGTTTACGTTTACTAACAGTAAAATATTTACTGTTCTTTCTGAGAATGAGCTATCTAGACTATTCGACAATGTTCCGCTTCTAGCTAAGGCCCAGACTATTATGGGCAATAGACTGATGTACGGCAACTACGTTGAGGGGTATGACATGATAGATGATAATGGTAATCCAGTAGAATTGGTATACTCTACTGCATTGATATCTGAGGAGATAAATAACATTGAGATTAATGATTCATTTGACTTTGGGTTGTATAATTTTGGTGCTATTCCCCCTGTGTTTTTTGAGTCTATTCCTGACTCAGTGGTGTATTTGGAACTTGATGGACTTGAACTTGTTACAGGGGCCTCTATTACAGTAGAGATAACTTTTGATCATTATTCTTTTACGGGATTTGCACCATCTTTCCCTACGGAAACCAATGACAATATATCCCTTACATTCTCATTTATTTTACCTAAGTCTTACGGCTCCGTTTATGAGATGGCAAGCAGTATAGAGTTTCAAGATGCTGTAGGAATTGCAAGTAATATTGAGCCTGTTATCGATGCATGTGATGGTACTACTTTTACTGATCAGTTCAACTGTGCGCTTTCTCTTAACCTAGACGCATTGATTAAAACTGATAGTGGTATTAATATTGCTGGTCAAGGCATTGGTATAATTACAACTCCTGCCAGCACACAGATTGGATTGCAGTTGCTTACAATGAGGTATATTGATACCACAACTTCACCTAATCCAAGCGTATGGGAGTACTATTCATACAGCTTTGTTGAGGCATTTTATCAGAAGATAAACACACCTAGTAGCTTACACAGTAATAGAGGCTATGAGATAGGAATTGTGTACATGGATGAATTTAACAGGTCAACAACCGCATTGGTAAGTCCAAACAATACTATACATATACCATGCTCAGCATCTGATAATAAGAATTCTATTCAAGTAACTATACCTGCTGCTCAGAAGCCTCCGTATTGGGCAACAAGATATAAGTTTGTTATCAAGCCAGATGAGGAGACTTACGAGACAATCTATAGCAGCATCTTCTTTAATGATCCAGCAACTAATAATACCTTCTTCTTACTTGAAGGAGAGAATGCTAGGAAGGTTCAGGCTGGAGATAGGCTTATAGTTAAAGCGGATACGAATGGTGCTACTAACAGATGTGTATACGCTACTGTGCTTGAAAAAGAATCTCAGGTAGCAGGATTTCTTGAGATACCAAGCCCTGTCGACCCCAATGTGGATATAGCTGTTCCGGCTGGCGTATACATAAAGATTAATCCAAATAACTTTTCTACTGTAACTGATTACGATTCTATTGTATCACCTGGAACAATTGAGGTAGATCAAAATATTTCTGGAGGGTATCCTAAATTAGCCTACCCAATGAACAGATTTGATACTACTACTTCTACTTGGGTTGATTACGATGTCCCTGCTGGTAGTAGAATCCAAATAAACATTAAGTTCCAAAGACTTGGTGTTGGTAAAGGAAATGGTAATTGTGAAACTAGGATATATACCCTAGAAAAAAACATGATTTCATCTGCAAACTATGACAATATGTTGGAATGGTTTGATGGAGACAATGTTCAAGTTATTCTTGATCAAGGCATTCAAGATGTTGGTGGAGTTGGATGCGAGATTGAGAATGAGTACATAGGTGATCCCGGTTTATTAGGGGTTTATAATTATACTTCAGGGCCAGCAACAGCTGCTATTTCGCCTGCTGCAACGTGCACTAACAAGTATCGATTCGCTAGAAACACAATCACTAATGAGTTAACACTAGTTATGTCTGGAACAGTTAGATGTAATGGTGAAACATATAGATCCCAAAGAAGGTCTAGTATAATTGCTACGATTGATGTATTTAGAGCTGATAACATAGTCATATTTGAGACTGAGCCAATAGATGCCTCTCCTGATATTTTCTTTGAGAATGAGTTGTCTCTACCTATTGTAAATGGATTACATACAGGAAACGTACAAAATCAAACGTCTTCTGTCCCAGCTATAATTGATACCAACTTCTTCAACTGCTTCTCTTTTGGTAACGGAGCGGAGAGCTATAAGATTCTAGACTCAATCGTTGGACGAACACTATCTCTTGGTAATAGAGTTACAGCAGTGGCTGCTCAGGACTACCAGCAAGTTAGAAGGTTTGCAGATATCACCTATAGTGGTGTGTATAACTTTGAGTCAAATGTTAATAAGCTAAATGAGTTTAACCTTGGCCTACTTAACTACAAGTACCTTGAGGTAGCATTCGGACCAATCTATGTATTAGATGGCCGTGAGACTGACGTGCTTGTACTACAAGAAGATAAGATATCTTATGTGCTTGCTAGTAAGAACTTGATTTCAGATTCTTCTGGTGGAGGAACAATCGCTTCAATACCACAGATACTTGGTACGCAGATAGCAAGAACTGAGGAGTATGGCATTAGCTTTCACCCAGAGAGCTACGTGCAATGGGGACCTGATAGGTTCTTTACTGATGTTAAGCGTGGTGCTGTGCTCAACCTAAAGGGAGACCAGCTGCTAGTGATATCAGAGCTAGGTATGCGGACTTGGTTTAGAGATGAGTTCATTGAGTCATTCAATACTCAGAAGCTAGGTGGATTTGATCCGTATCTAAATGAATACGTGTTGACTACAAACTCTGAAGAGTTACCTAGACCAATTGAGTGCTTAGCTTGTGGAGTATCTCAGACGTTTACTATACCAACTGGAGATACGTTTACTTACTGCGTTGACTTAGGTCAGCCTGTTGGTACAACGAACATTAACTATAGTGTTCCTGCTGGATCTACTGCTGAGTTTACTATATCAGTAACTTATGATGGGACCACAACGACATCAGGACTTGTGACTACATCTGGTAGTTTACAGTTTGAGAAGGACAAGAACAACGTGAATGTAGCGACTATTACTATTGTTGCTAGTGACCCACTTGAGTTGACTGTAGTGCCTAACTGCCCTATTCAGGAGACTTTGACTATTGTAAGAGTCACATTAACTAGTGTTATTGATGAAGGGAAGACCATACATAACGAATACAGATATACTGATGGTACATATGTGTCACCATTGCAATCTACTTTTGTTACCTTTGCTGTAGATGATTCAAGTCCTGTAGTATCTCAGTATGATACAGTCTCAGGTCCTCAAGGATTTGGAGGTATACCAACTGATGGGTCTAGCTTACAGATTATATCGAATAAGATTGTACCGGATACATTTGATTTTGTATTGGGACAAGATAAGTTCAGATATCTTCGTAGCAACACCTTGTATGCAAATACTTCTGTAGATATTTCAAACTTAATAGCAGCATCTTCGCTGGTGTCTCCAATAACAGGAGGGTCAGGGGTTTACTCAGGATCATTTATTGTTCCTGGAAGTGGAAATTATCTTTATCTAGTTTGGGATTACAGAAATTCATTACCTGTAACTCTTTGCTACTCTAATACAATTACTCTAGACGCATGCTGCGGCTGCGGAGAACCAACTTAATATGGCAACATCAGGAACATTTTATTTAGATGCCCCATCACTTAGTACTGCTACGGTGGTATACTCAAATGCTGCACTGACTACAGTTGCTTCAAATGGGTTTTATTCTGATGGATCTATTGTTAGAGAGCAAGTATCTGGAGTATTGTTACCTCAGCAAGCTTGCCCTTCCTGTTCTGTTCCATGTGGAGGTTCAATAATTGAAAGTGGAAATGATGGTATATACTATCTTAATACAGATTTGGGTTCAGGGACAGGAGCTATTATTATTGAGTTTAATCCATATGGTGTTCCAGATGGAATAGTAGCCGTATACAATAGCACTATTTATAATGGAGTATCTTCTCCTAACTATGGATGGCTTCAAGGTACGGCAGGACTAGCTACATACATGGGAGCTGTAGGATCAGATTGTGGTATAGTCGCAGGTTCGCCTTATACTTTAGATGAATTTCAGTATAATGGAATTTCATTTGTTGCATTAGGGACAACAGAATCTGTAACTATACTTTCAGGTCAGACACAGTTAACTGCAACAGGACCTGGAAATACAGTAATGGTTATACCAAAGCCGACAGCATCTCCAGCAATATTGAATCTTAGTTTTATTGGACCATGTTCAGGAACTGCTTTTGATGTTTCAGTATCTTGTCCAGCTGCATTGCCATCATTCTCTTCAAGCACAGTTAATGCAAGTAGTGCATTAGCTTGTTCATCTACTATAAACCAAACATACTACGTGGCTCATGTTAATGGGTCTGGCGGTACTTTAGGTTTGTATGATTTAGTTTTTAGTGACGTTAATGGGCAGTTTAAACTTGGTGCAGGTTACTATCAGACTAATGATGCAGGCACAAATGAGTGGTATCAAGTAGATGCCAACGGTGTTGTCATTGCATTTGGAGACTGCTTGTATAATCAATTCACGGTATATTTTGATGTGACTACAACTCCTAATACTTACGGATGGGGTAGCTCTGTAGCTGCTTGTGCAGGGACTGGTACACCTTTGACAGTGTACATTACTGGAACAGAACTATCACTATATGATGTGTTTCTTGCGGGTAAGGTGCTATACACAAACGTGGGACTTACTACACCATTGAATGGTAACAATACACACTATAAGACCGTATCAGCTCCTGCTTCAGGACAGACATTATTAATTGATGGAGTTGGAGTAATTTCAACTTTTGGAGGACCTTGTTAAACTATGGCAAACTATACACTAACATACAGCGAAGCAAGTCAGGGGTGGCCATCGTTCTACTCCTTTATTCCGGACTACATGATCGGGATGAACAACTACTTCTATACCTTCAAGGGAGGGAACTTGTATCGTCACAACGTGAACGAGACTAGGAACAACTTCTATGGAACTCAGTACAACTCTACAATACAGAGTGTGTTTAACACATCTCCTCTTGAGAATAAGATATTTAAGACCATAAATCTAGAGGGTAATCAGAGCTGGGCAACACTAGCTGAGACCGATATACAGACCTCTGGCTTCATTGAAGCGGCATGGTATGAGAAGAAGGAAGCCTCATTCTTTGCGTTCGTTAGAAACGCTGGAACGGTGCCAGCACAGCCATCAGAGTATGCGCTTAGATCAGTAAATGGGATTGGCTTAAGTCAGAACGTAACTGGTGCAGCAGCAACACTACAGGTATCGTTCTCTATTAGCCCAGACTTAACAGAGATTGGTAGCATAGTAAGTGTAGGGGACTACTTATACTATAGCCTACCTCCTAGTTACAGCACACCAGTATTGTGTGGTCAGATTACAAGCATTGTGGTTGACTACCCAACTGGGGTTAATAGGATAGTTGTGAATGCATCAATAGCTGGGGGTGGTATACCTCCAATAACTACGCCATTCTTTATGTATATTAAGGGGTCTGTAGCGGAGTCACATGGGGTACTTGGACACTACTGCGTATTCACGCTTGAGAACAATAGTACTACTAAGGTTGAGCTATTTGCAGTGGAGTCAGAAGTAATGAAAAGTTATCCTTAAATTTGCATTCATGGGAATCCTAGTAAGGCAACTAAACTCAAGTGACTACGATGAAATCCTAGTAGGATGGTGGAAGGACTGGGGTATAGATGCGCCTACTAGAGACTTCTTGCCTGATGATGCCACTAGTGGACTGATTGTATTTGATGGAGATGACCCAGTATGTGCTGGATTCATTTATACCATGAACGCAAAGGTTGCCTGGGTGGAGTGGATAATATCTAGTAGGACATATAGAAAGAAGCCAACTAGAAAAGATTGCTTGGAGTTACTAATACATACGCTTACTCATATTTGCAAAAGTAAAGGAGCGAAATACGTGTTCTCAAATAACAATAACAAGCATTTGAATGAGAGCTTTACTAATAATGAATACATCCAGGGATGTACAAATT